GTAGTTTATTATTGACATCAAACTCTTTATAAGTGATTGGTGAGTCATGCTTATCAATATTTGGCAATGAATTATCAGCATTTCTAAATTTTTTCCTATACTGATTGCGTCTACACTCATACCATCAATACTGAACTCTTGCCTTATTTCACGGGCAAAATCATCGGGCTTGTGAGTTTCCAAATATTTCCTAGCACCAACTCCTCGCTTAGGATTAGCTTTAAACTCTCCCTTATCTGATAAAATCAGTAGTTTTTGATGTTGTGCGGTGCTTTCTCCTATGGAAAAATCACCATTTTTAAGCACTAAATCAAGGTTTTCGTCTAACAATATATCTTTTGGCATATTATATTATTTTACCTATTCCTTTCTCTATGGTCGTTCCTGATGAGCCCGAAGTAGTCAATTTTATTCCGCTGTTTACTTCTACCTTTCCGGACTTTACAAAAACTTCTATTGCATCACTCAGTTTTTCTGCCATTCTTTCCACAGAACTGTTGTAATCTATTTCTTCCCCTTGTTCAAAAGTGAAGATTTTAATAATAGAGGCTTTCAGTGTTGCCTTGTCTAATCCTTGACCCATTTTAAATTTATTTTAAAAGCTCTTTAAACTCATTTTTTAAACTCTCAAATTCAGGGCGGTTAATCAGTCTGATAGTTGGTCCTGCATTGGTTGTGAATCTCATTTTTAGAATCGCCTCAAAGAGTTTGTCTATCAGTTCCGCCATATTCTTGTTATTGGCAGATATATGAACCTTGTCGGTCAGTTCTATTTTTGTGGTATCAGTTACCCAGAGGAACTTATCCACTTCATCGCAGGCTATAATCATCCAGTCATCATCATCTTCAATTCTTACTGTCAGCACCAGAGAGCCTATTTTAGGTATCTGTAAAAAACTCTTTTTCCCCGTCAGTACAGGGCGTAGTCTTACTTCTGGTATTTCTTGCCCGTCTTCATCTTCTAGCACACATGTTGCTAGGTTTTCATTTACAGATTTTACCTTAGCAATATTACTTACTGCTGGTCCTGCAGAACCCACTAAATCTCCAAGCCTTTCTCTTATATCTCCTATTGTCATTTTGTAGGCATTAATAGTCCAAGTGTTAATGTCTGTCGTCCTCCTCCTTCTCCAAACTCCCCAGATACAGTGTCTACAAAGTATCGTCCTTGTCTTTCATGGAATACTTTATCGGTAATTTCACACACCATTCCTTTCTCCGCATAAGGCACTAGGAATATAGTTACATCTCCCTCATAGCCTCTGTAATTTTCTTTGCTTTCCAGCCTTTGAGCTATTTCCTTCAAGAACTGAGCGGGAATACCTGCCTTTATCTTTACCTGCTTCTCATTACTGTATTTATCTATCTGCTGTCTTGCTTTTCTGTGTTTTGTTGTTTTTTTCTTTGAGTTTTTATCATCAGATTTCACTTTCTGAACTTCGCCAGCTTGGTCTTTTTCTTTGATGACAATTTTCATATTTTTGTCCACCTGCCTTTTTTTCAGCCCGTCATCTTTGACCGAGTTCCAGCCTAATCGGATTTTTATTTCATCTTGTTTCTTTCCAAATAAAGTCCCTACATACAGCTCATTAAAATTGAAATAAACCGAGAGTTTACACTCTTTTACCAGCCATTCTAAAACTTGTATTCCTGTAGCGTTTTTAAAGCGTACATTTTTCAGCGGAATATCTGGCATTTCCTTGGAAAGTAAAATGTCCGTTCCAGCGGTTACATCCTGTAATAATTTCTTTATCGTTACAGAGGTGTAAGTTCTGCTGAATATAATATCATAGAGCTGGTAGCTGTATCCCTCGCATTCTACTTCTACGGGTATCCCCATATTAACCCGCTTAACAAAGCCCATAAACCGAGTTTCATTTTTTCCATCATAACCAAGTTTAACTGTTACCTTGTCATCTTCTTTAAAGGCGTAAACTTTTTTATTGTCCTCTGCATTCGCCGTTGTGGTAGCATCTGTTTTAAGGTATTTTGTCCTTGGAAGCGAAATCGTACAAGTATCGGTAAATGAATTAACCGAAGTCTTCCAGGTTACCTTATTCGCCTTAACCTTAATTCCTCCTATTTCTATATCGCTGGTTAGATAAAACATGTTAATTGGTAATGATTAAATCTTCTATATAATCTGTTTCACAACTTATCATAAAAGGGCGTATCCAATATGCTTTGCCTTGTACTTCTGGAAATTCCAGTGTCTCGATGGCCACTCGGCAGCTTTTCTCTAAAAAAAGCTCTGGATAACCTCCGTGAAGCTCTACGGGTTTATCAGATTCAAAGAGTTTTTGAAGCTTCATTATATCCTCCTCGGGAAACTTTCTTCCTTTTCCGATAAGAAAACCACGAATGGTAAATCGGTAGTCATCAATATTAAAACACTCTTTTACAGTGCCCTTACGCTCGCTTACAGGTGTTCGTACAATCGTTTTTGACAGATTAACTGATACCGTGCAGTTTTCTATCTCAATAGTTCCACTATCAGCATTACTGAGTGAAATAGGAAACCATATATCATGCCCGTAAGCTCCTATTTTATTGAGTGCAATATTATTCCTATTGTAGTGGATAGTGCCTTTTGGGTGTGGATTTTGAGCAATCCCCGAATATGTTACATCCTGTGTCAGTGGTTTTTTTGAGTCTTTTGGCGTAACATAATAAGGAGCTTTCCCGAAATAGGTCTTATAAAGCTCGTGTAAATCAAATATCGTTATCATACTGTCTTGGCTCCGTTATATAATACCCTTGCTAAACACTCTAATGTTATTTTTTCTAACTGCTCGGCGCTTTCTGCTCCATTCATTGTGGTAAATTGGATATTGTCAAAGAATTTACCTACATGGATATTGACTACTTTTGGTCCGCCTCCTGCAATGGTATCACCAACTTTTTTCTCTGATGTTTTATTTTTCTTTTTTTTGTCCTCCACCGCTCCAATGGAAGTGTCTTTAAACCTTGTCAGGTCTGCATGGTAACTCACATCTGTAGGCGGTTTAGGTAAGTCTTCCGGCGGAGTTATCTTGGTGTCAATGGTTACAGTCTTGCCCTCCTCTTCACTTAACCATCCTTTGACCATTTTATACGCCGCATCTATTGCTGTTACAATAGGCTCAATGACATTATCCCAGAGCCAAAGGATTTTCTCTCCTATCCATCCTACCACATCAAAGATTTTTCCTAAAATCCAGCTGATGCCTCTAAATACATCTTTTACTATTTCAGACTTGGCAACCCACTGCACGACACTTGTAATAATCTTGGATATGGTAACAGTAATCCCCCTTAGGAAGCTCCATGTATTACTGAATAATTCGGAGACAATATCAATCCATTCTCCCCATTCTCCTGTACCGCTAACCAAATTCACTACATAGTCAATAGCCTGCCCCAATCCATCAGAAACAGCATTGATATAAGGCTGTAATTGTTCCAGCATCGGGGAGATGTTCTGGGCAAACTTTATCCCAAGGTCTAAAAACTTATTCACAATAGGAGAAAAGGCATCGCCGATGTCGGTTAAGCTGTCTGCTAACACTCCTTTCAGCGTTCCTAATTTCCCTGCCATGGTTGCGGATTGTGCCTCTAAAGCACCCTCGTAGAGTCCGCCTTTATCCCTTGCCATAGCAAGAGCTTTTGCCAGCTGGTCATAGGTAACCTCCATTTCCTTAACTTCATCGATACTCTTTCCTGTACTTCGGGAGAGCATTTCATAAATGTTAATTCCGACCATCCCGAACTGGCGGATGTCCATTGCTGTTGCTTTACCTACGGTCTTAATCTGCTGCATATTTGCCGCCATTCGGGAAAGCTCATCATTTCCACCTCCTACAGCAGATATGGCATTAGCGAGGTTCATTGCATCTTCCCTGGCATCTTTGGCATTCATCCCCGCAGAGATTAACGCCCTATTGGCATTCAGAAGACTGTCGGCATCAAAAGTGGTTGATTTAGCATCCTGCTTAATTCCTTTGTAAGCCTCTGTTGCACCCTCTTTTCCTAAGAATGTAGAAAGCCCTGCGATGGCCTGTTCTTTCTTCATGCTTGCAGAAATTGCTCCGCCGATACCATCTTTTACCAGACCAAGGAAAGCAGAGCCTGCATTCATCGCAAACTGTGCCGCCAAAGTGCCTTTAAAGACATTGCCAAAACCTCCGTTTTCTGAAGCTGTGTTACCTCCGATGTTTCCAGCGTGTCTTGAAGATAAGCGCTGCAGAGAGGCAAGCTCCCTGCGGGCTTCTCTTATCTGGGAGGGAATAGTAGAGTTTCTGATTACATTTTCTGCATCCCGTATTTTTTTCTCAATCTCTGAAAAGCTCATGCTGAGTGTCTTATTGCGACCCGTAACATCGTTAATATGCCTTCCCATACGGGCAAAGGTGCTTTGAGAAGTAGAACTTAGCCTGCTAAGTCCTCCACTCATGACATCTTTCATTTTTATGGCAAATTCTACAATATTACTCATCTCTATAATTCACTTTTGATTGTGCTTTCCAAATTTCAAGGGCAATACCTGTGCGGTAGAAAAATGTTTCTTCGCCCCATTCTTTTAAGGCATTTGCCCCAAATTGCATACTTCCGAATACAATTAAGTACTCTATTCCTGCTCTTTCTTCTTTAAAATCCTTTTGTCCTTTTTCACTAAGCGCGAAAAAACTCGGCTTTTTTTGTCTCTAAGATGTTGTTCATCTGGAGGAATACTGATATAAACATATCTTCGTCATCTATCAGTTCAAAATCTCCATCAATCCACAACTGCTCAATTATCATGGCTACAGCCTTACTCATCCCATTAGTACCGATAGCAGTCATATAATCGCCCAGGTCATCTGCTGTTGGTGGCCTAAGAATTGCCCTATAATCACCTACAGCAATATAAATTAGCGGTCGCCCTCCATATTGAGATTTGTATTCATCTAATTTTTCTTGTGTAAACCTATCAACAAATGGCTGTAGGTTGATTTCTTTTTTTGGTTTTTCTTCTGATTTTTTATCCTCTTTTGCTTTTCGTGCAGCAAAGGCACGGTTTAATTTTTCTTTGCTCATTTTTCTTTAATTTTAAAGTATTGTATGATCTATGTTCATTGCTAAAAAAGGGAGGGAAATCTCTCTATATTTAGCATTCTGCTCTAATTCACTACCTGCCTCAGTAAATGCCACCCCCGTAGCCGTATAAGTTTTTATCGGGTCGGTAAGCCATTTCTTATAAGAGCAGGTAATAACAATCGCTTCGTGAGGCACTTCGGTGATGTCTGAATATTGGGCTACTTGTGCTGCCTTATTAAGAGCATCTAGTTCAAAACCTAATATTTTGATACTTCCTTCATACTTTACATTACCATCCATGATGTCTATTGGCTGACTTCCTGCTGCGTATAAATGCTCTTTTTCTACTGTCTTTTTAAAAGAAAATCCACGAAGCCCCTTAATTGTTCTGCCTAAAAGTTTGACTTCAAACTTTGACCAGGCACACTCTTTTGAGGTTATATTTACATTTGCCATTTCTTAAATCGTTTTTGTTAAACCAAGATTTACCACAATCCAGCTCAAATATCCAAGAGGTTGTATTTTTATCTGAACCGCTAGTCTGCTGGTATTGATAATGTCCTGCTCCACCGGAACAATTACATCAACTCCACTGATTTGTTCTTCCATATTGGAGCGGATTTGAGACTTTATCAAATCTTCAATATATTTAGCATCAGTAGCATGAATATTTCCGTTTGCTTCCATTCTTACAGAAGTTTCTAAAAACGGAGTTGTTGTTGCTGCCGCTAATCTTTGCGCCTTATCTATCAGTCTACCATGCACGAGAATATGGAAATCATCTTTTCCTGCCATTTTATCAATCCCAAAGAAATACCCTGCGGCTCCATCTCTCCTATGAAGCAGAATATAACCTGCATCACTAAAATTGTCTAGTTCTGTAGGAGTAAATTCTTCTAAAACACGGTTACCGATATATGCCTGTGTAATAGAGAGTACGCCATTCTGTCCATTGCCGAGCTTTACATGCGCCCCATATTTACAAGCCCTAGCAAGAGCCAGACCTCCCGAAGCAGAGTTATCTTTTTGGCTGCTTCCTAAGACTACACCCGCAAAGGTGTTTTCCCCATCTACTGGTTTATAGAAAGGATTAGCGGAAAGATTAGCTACTCGTCCCTCGATGAGAAGTCTAACGGG